AGGTCAAAATAGATTTATTCCAAAAGTTGGAGATTGGGTTGTTGATAATTTATCAAATCCAGTTACTGTTTATAGAGTAACTGATATACATAATATAACAATGATACCAGAATTAACTTCTATTAATTTTGTATTAACTCCAAATGAAGATTCTATTTTATCAAGTACTTTAGATAATTATAGAATTTATTATGATAAATCAGTATCTCCATATACTTTAACTATAGATGGATTTTTAAGAATATATTCAAGTGAAGCTAATTACGCAATTATATATAGAGGAAATATAATAGATAATACTAAAATTATTAGTAGAAGATATGATAATAATGGAAATTTATTAGGAACAGAAATTCCTTTAGAATTAGTAGCTTTTAATAGTCATGACAATTTCGGAATAAAAAGAATTTTAAGTTGTAATACAAATGCTGAATTAAAAACTGGTGATATTTGTACAGTTGCTGTTTATACTTCAAGTAATAAACTTATTTTAAAAGTTAATTGTATAGTAGATGAAACTACTTATGTTGCTCCTGTATTTGCAGAACAAAAGTATATTACTCAAATAGAATTAATATCTCCTTTTATAAGTAATACAAATGATAATGAAATTTTATATCCTGTAAATCTTCCTTTAACTTCATTTAATCCATTAGGTAAAGTTCATTATAATGATGGCAGTTCTATTACTTATGCTATTGATAATGATAAATTTAGACTTTATGGATTAGATTCATTTGTAAGTACTATTATTGGTCATAAAGTACCATTAGTTTTATCATATAGATTAGATTCTAATGAATCTGCTTTAGCTACAGTAACAAATGATCAAAATTTTATTACAAGACCTTATAGTTTAATAGTTTCTAATCCAAATACTTCTTATAATGTTAAACTTTTTATTTATCCAGTATGGTTAGATGGAGTAAATGGTTATACTTATAAAGCATTTTTACTTAATCTTGATAGAAATGCTATATTTGAAATTACTAATCATCTTACTTTAAGTACAAATTCACCAAGTTTTAATCCTTTAGCTTATGGTATAGTACAAAGATTAAAGTTTAATATAAATCTTCAAAATGTATCTGGTATATATAACTTTTTTATTCATACTCAAACAGTAGATATAATTTTAAGAGGACCAGCTACTGATAATTCTTTAACAAATATTTGGGAAGTAGGAACAGAAGTACCTTCTACTAGACCTTATTTTGGTACTAATTTAAGAGCTTTAAGAAATGCGACTCATAATAATAAAATTACTATTCATAATAATATAGCAACAGTAAATGAATTTAAAGAAAAATTATATTTAAATACATTACCTCTTTATAATACTTTAACAGAATTAGAACCTTTAGAACCTACTCATATATCTGTTAAATATTTAAATGAAACTATTACAGTTCCTATAACTCAATATAATACTCAATTTACATTTAGTTCTACTATTCCTTTATATAGTAATATAGAAATTATATTTTATAGACAAACAGCAACTAAAAATTTAATCTTAAGTATAGCCTCTCTTACTGTGAGGTAATAAATTATGTTTAAACATTTAAAAGAGTTAATTTTAAAACAAATTTATAAATTATTAATATATAAAATTATTATTATAGATAAAAAAGATTTATTTAATTATTTTAAATTTAATGAAATAGGAAAAATAGAAATAAAAACAAATAAAGGATCTATTTATTTTATATTTAAAATTTATAAAAAAGAAATAATAACAAGTAATATTGAATTATTATTAAAAATAAATACATATTTAATAGAAGTAGATATAAATGAAGAAATAAAAGTAATTAAACCAGAAATAAAAAATTTAGTTGGTTTAGTAATTAAAATAATGTTATTTAAAAAAGTAAATCATGAGATTTTATGTAAAGCTATATTAGAAAAATTTATAAAAAAATTATTAATAGAAGAAAATATATAAATATTCCACCAGAAGCTTTTTAGCTTCTGGTGGAAATTATATTAATTTTTAGGTTTTAGTTTTTTTGATTCTCTTAATTCTTCTATTAAAGATTGTGCAGAAATAATATTATTTATATTAGATCTTTCAGATATTAGTTTTGTTATTCTCATTTCTAAAGAGTTTAATATAAATGGATTACGTTCATTTTTATATTGTTCAATAAGATTATTTAACATAATTTCTTTTTCTTGTATTTCTTGAATATTACTTTCTTCTTCTAAATTTGAATATTTCTCATTAAGATAAATAGAATTATTTTTTAGAATATTTAAAGTATTTATATTATAATATTGTAAATTTTTACCATTTATAAGTAACCAATAAGAAAGTAAAGAAGCAATAACTAAATCATCATTTCCATCTTCAGGATGATCTATACGATTATTTCTTATTACAAGAGAAGATATTTGAGAAATTAATTTTTTATCATAAGTAATATTAGAAGTATATTTAAGCATATTTAAAAGAGTGCTACTATAAAGTTCTGATCTTGAGTTTATTCCACTTCCAGAAGTTACAAATCCTATATGTTTTTTATATTTAATAAAAACATATTCATTATAATATTTAGCTTTCATAATTTCTTCAAATTCCAATTCATATTGTTCTTTATTTTGAAATATAGTATTATATAATCTAGTAAATGGATTTATCTCATGATAAAGTAATTTTTGTATCATATAATCAATAATAGCAGAAGCACTACTTTTTCTTTCTATAATCATTAGACTATTTTTATATTTTAATAAAAATGATACAAAAAAATCAGCCAATGTAATAAGATTAAGTTCATTAAAAGTAGCAGTACATATTATTTCACCTGTACTTGAATCTCTTACTACAAAGGCAATATCATCTCTTCCTATAGCATCTGAGGTATCTATACCTACAATAAAATTAATTTTATTATTTACTCTATATTCTATCTCTTTTTCTGTTATATACCAATTTAATAAATAGTTATATGGAGAATAAAATTCAGCTATAGAATCATCTTTTATATTTTCTCTTAATATATTTAAATATTGTTTAGGAATAGGAGATTGACTATTTCCTGATGTCCATTGATTAAATAAATCTCTTGCTAAATTTTCAGGAGTAGAAACATTTTCTTGTAATCTACGTTGTAACCATTCATTATCATAACCTAATTGTCTATAACTAAAAGAAATATATACTATAGGAGATTTTATTTTATTAGTAGAAACATTACAATTTTTAGAAATAAGTTCATTTAATTCATCTATATTATTTAAATCAAAAAAAGATTCATTCCATAAAGTAGCAGAGTTTGCTAAATTATAAATATATCTACCATCACGATTATCTATATCACCAGCAGTTGTTGCTAAAATAGTACCATAAGGTTTATTATTTATTCTTGCGAATTCACGTGCAGCATTACCTGACATAAGCATTGCACTTAATGCAATAGAAATATTTTCTATAAAAGCTGTTTCATCAATAATGTTAATAGATGATGTAAAACCACGACCTACTTTTTCTGCTTGTTTAGGAGAAAGTGATGATAAATTTCCTTTAAAACTATTATTTAAATCTTTTAATTTAACTTCTTCACTATTAAATATATCCTTTTTAGTAGAAAAATTTAAATAAGATGGTAATTCTTCAAATATAGCTTTTACTTTATTTAAAGTTTCTGCTTTTAAAGATTCTGATTTTGTTAATAAATTAATAGAAGTATTTGTAGTCCAAAAATTTAATAATCCAGTAACTAAAGTCATTAAAGAAGTTGTTTTACCAGTTTGACGAAGAATAACTACTAATGTAGTAATATGATTAAAAAATAACCAATAAAGAGCTATATTCATTCTATCTGCTTTAAATAATATAGAATTTAAACTACCAGGAATTGGAATTTTAATAATTTCTCTTATTACATACCATGGATTATTTTTACATTCATAAAGTATTTTTGTTTTTATTTCTAAAGGTAAATTTTCATCATGAGGATTTATATTTTTTAATTCAGGTTGTAATAAAGCTAAATGAAAAGCACAATTTTTTATATTTAATTTATAATATATTTCTGCTAATCGAATAAATGAAGTATTTTTAGTTTCATAATGAATAATTGCATTTGGATATTTTAACCAATCATTTTGAAAAAGTATCATGGAAATATTTTTAAAAAATTTAATCAAAAAAATATAAAAAAAGTAAAAAAACAGCAGAAGGAAATTTCCTTCTGCTGTTAAGTTAATTTAATATTTTATATAAAAAGGTATACCTTCTTCTTTTAATGTTAAATCAGGTAATCTAAAATTATTAGGATCAGTAACTGAGTATGTTCCATCATAATAAGGTGAATAATCATTTAAACCACCTAGTATAGGAGCTGTATAAACAGTGGAAGTATAACTATTACCA